GGTCGGCATCCAGACGCAGGCCGTGGCGACGGACGGGATGTTGATCGCGGTCCGCAAGGCTATCACCAAGGCGCAGGTGGCGGGTTACGACCCGGACGGAATCGTCATGCACCCGGTCGACTGGGAGGGTGTCGAGCTGACTCGGGACACCGTCAGCGGCCAGTTCCTCATGACCAAGGATCCGTCCAGCCTGGCTGCTCCTCGCCTCTGGGGACTGCCGGTCGTGCCCACCGTCACGATCGCGGCAGGGACATCGCTGGTCGGCGCGTTCAAGGAAGGCGCGACCCTGTGGCGCAAGCCGGGCATCCGCGTGCTGATGTCGGACTCGCACGACGTCAACTTCACCAAGAACATCCTGGTGATCCTGTCCGAGCTCCGTGCCCAGCTCGCCGTCTACGCACCGCCTGCGTTCATCAAGGTCTCGTGACCAACTGCCCGTGTTGTGGGATTCCGCGCGACATAGCGCCGATCCCGCCGAAGCGGTATAGGGGACCAGATGACGAGTCCACCTCCCGACCCACCGACAACCGACCTGGCCCCGTACGCGACGGAGCAGCAGGCGAGAGATGCGGGTGCGTCGGGCACACCCACCGAGATCGAAGCAGCCCTGGTGTGGAGCCGAGCGACGATTGACATCTACTGTCGAGCGTTGTTCGCTCCAACTGACCTGACGGTCGAGGTGATGGTAGGTGACGGCGAGGGGAGGTTACCATACTGGGCCGCGACTGTGACCACGGGCACGCTCGAAGTCGACGGACGCACCTGGCATCCTGACGACTGGGGAAGTGGTGTGTACCATGTGGAAGGTGATTTTGGTTATAGGGACACTCCTGCGCCCGTTCAGATGGCTTCGGCGCGTCTGGCTGCGGTGTACAGCCCGGCTGAGTTCACCGCCCAGGCCGACGCTGAGGGTAATCCCATCGGTCGACCACCCGCACCAACCCAGCAGGACGAGTCCGACCCTAGTCCACCTCAGCAGCGAGCAGGAGCCTCGGGCGAGAGGACCACGGGCGATCCAGTAGCCGATGCTTGGCTGGAACCGTACAAGACTCGTAGAGTGATGGTGGGATGACCACTTGGCCCGCCACCGTCGCACCCGCGAGAGTCGGCTCGTCTTTCTCAGCGAGAACGTGCCGCGCTGCTCAGGTGCACGAACAGGAGAGGTAATGGCCACAACCACACCGAAAGCGGAACCCAAGGCCGAGACACAGGCCGAAGAGCCCGAGGCCGAGGCGAACCCCGAGTGGTGGACGGTCGAGGTACCGGAATCGCCGCACCCGACCCGCGTGGGGAGGGGAGTAGTCGATGCCGCTGAAGAAGGGAAGAAGCCGAGCAACGATTAGCGCCAACATCGCACGCGAGATCCGCAACGGTCGACCGAGGCGACAGGCCATCGCCATCGCTTACTCGGTCGCGCGTAGGAGTGGGCGACGTCGTGGCCGGAAGCACTAGTATCGAATTCGTGAACTACCCGGCCTGGCGTGCCGCGATCAACGACGCGTTGGATCAGTGGGTTCACCAGTCCGAGGACAACGCGCATGATCTCGGTAAGCTGGCTGTGACCGAGGGTCGGACTCGCGCCCCGGTTCGAACGGGCCGCCTGCGCCGAGGCATCGACTATGAGGTGCACGAGGGGGAGAACGGCTGGGAACTGCGGTTCTTCAACGAGGTTCCGTACGCCGTGTTCCAGGAGTTCGGCACACGCCATGTGCCTGCCCATCCACACATGCGACCCGGCATGGCGGCTGCAGTCAACCAGTACACCCGATTGATGTTGCGGGGAATGAAGTGACCACGTCCAACGCGACCCTAGCTGGTGCAATCAAGACCGTGCTTGAGCAGGCGAGCCTCGGACTCCAGGTATTCCGCACCCTGGCTCCCCCCAAGGCCAGGATGCCGTTCTGTGTCGTCACCGAAGACGTGTCGTGGGTGGCCTTGCCAGACGGAGACACCGACGCGTCCGACGAAATGACGGTACAAGAGCAGGTGCAAGTCGACATCTACCAGCAGCTGCGCACCGCTGAAGGGACGCGCACCGAGGTCATTGGGCTCGAAGACATCGTCTGTTTCCTACTCCGCAACACCCGTCTGCCGACCTGGGTCAATCACGTCTATGGCGTGCAGATACTCGCGAGGAGCGCTGGCCCAGCATCTGTGGGGGAAGTGAACGTGCGCCGCACGATCGTCACCCTGCAGATTGACCGGCTGTTCGCAAACCGAACATAGGAGCAGTAATGGCAGAAGTGGAGCCTATGGTGGCTACCCCCATCGCGTCGCAAGGTATCACCAAGGTCTACGCGATCCAGCATGCTCAGATCGCAGGGCTGCTGACCGATGCTGCGGGTGCGGCACCGACCTACGGCGAATGGTTCGACGTCCCCGGCATCAAGTCTCTCAAGATCAGCGGCTCGATGGAGACCAAGTCGCTCCGAGGTGACAACCGGCTGATCGATTCGCAGTCCGTGCTGACGGGTCTGACGGCGAGCTTCGAGCACGCCAAGCTCAGCTTGATCATCCTCCAGACGATGCTGGGTGGCTCAGCTCCGGCCGCCGACACCCTGCCCTACGCGGGGATGGGGTGGCAACTTCCCACCTCGGCATTCCCCAAGGCCTTCGGCCTCCGAGCAATCAGTGCCGCGTCGGATGCTCCAGGTGGAGCGGTGGCTTTCAACATGTCCCGCTGCAGCCTGTCCAAGTTCCCCGAGATCGGGGCGGCCGAGGAGGACTACCAGACCGTCAGCGCCGAGCTGAACATCAACCCGCCGGTCGGAACGGGAGACTGGCTCGGGATCACGATCGTCGACACCTACGCAGCTCCCGCACCCTGGGCACCTGACTCGTCGACCTGATCCCCTTTTTCGAAGTACCGCGCGCCACCACCTGGCCCGCGTGTGCATTTAACGGAGGGAAGACCCCTTGCCAGGTACCGCCAACTCGTCTGGCCAATGGATTACCGTAGGCGACGAGAAACACCAGCTCATCTACTCGATGCTCAGCCTGGAGAAGATCGAAATCCAGTTCGGCTCGCTGGGCGAGATGCAAGACATGATCACTGACGACAACGGCGTAGTGCGCCTTGATCGTCCGGTGGTTAGACTACTGATCGATGTATTGCACGCTGGCCTGCTGCACGACTACGACGACACCCCCGCTGACCGTAGGCGAATCGCCTCAGGTATCCCGCCAGCCGCGCTCGAAGAGGCGGTCGAGGCGTTCACTGCCGCGTTCACGGACGCGTTCGGGGATCTGGGGGAGCGTGCGTTGAGGGGGGAAGTACAGGGCCCGAACCGGGCCACCCGCCGACACGGATCCCCTGGAGCCAATGGTACTACGGCGCGACCGTCACACTCGGTCGTACCCAAGAAGAGTGGCAAGAAATGACTCCTCGGCAGCTACTAATGCTGGCCGAGGAGCATCGCTATGCAACCGATCCGCACGCCACTCGACCTGTGGCACCGCGCGAGGAACCAGACGACATCGGCTGGGCAGTGGCGCTCCAGGCGCAGCTCGCGAGACAAGGAGGGCGGCCGGGGTGATCTATGGCACTGTTACCTGACCTAGTTGGTCGGATCAGGCTAGACCTGTCGGACCTGACTCGCGCGCAGGGTGAAGCTACCTCGCGCGGAGCGGCAATAGGTTCAGCTCTGGGTACGGCTGTCGGTTCGCTGGCAGGAGGCTTACTGGCCGCCGCAGGTCAGCGGCTGCTGGAGTTCGTGAGCGGATCGGTCGACGCGTTCGCCAAACTGGAGGACTCGACTGCCGCAGCAGGCACGGTCTTCGGAACGGCGTTCAGCCAGGTTGATCAGTTCGCTGCCGGAGCGGCCCAGTCACTCGGCCTAAGCAAAACCGCCGCGCTCGAAGGCGCGATTACGTTCGGTACCTTCGGCAAGCAGGCTGGGTTCGCAGGCAACGACTTGGCTGGGTTCTCCACCGGTCTGGTGTCCATGGCTGGGAACATGGCGTCCTTCCGGGGTACCACGCCTGAGCAGGCGATCGAGGCCATCGGAGCAGCGTTCCGAGGCGAGACCGACCCCATTGAGCAATATGGGGTCATGATCAACCAGGCGCAGGTCAAGCAAGAGGCCATGCGCATGGGGCTAATTCCGCTGGGCGGTGAACTCGACAATCACGCCCGAATCTTGGCCACTCAGTCACTGATCTTGAAGCAGACAGCCGACGCGCAGGGTGACTTTGCCCGGACCAGCGACTCAACGGCCAATACTCAGAAGCGACTCGCGGCCGAGACCGCAAACGCCCAGGCTGCACTCGGTGAGAAGCTAGCGCCTGCCATGACGGCGCTGAGGGAGCTCCTGCTTGGAGTACTAACCGGACTGAATGGATTTATTGACGGCGTCGCTGCTGTGGCTCGGGTGGTCTGGGAGTGGAAGGACGCTATTGGCGCGGTGCTGATAGTGATCGCCATCCTGAATGCGCAGACCATTGCGGCAAATGTGGCGATGGCAGCATACCTCGCGGTGAATAGCGCGGTTCGCATCGCGACTACGGCATGGACCGCTGTGCAGTGGCTGCTCAACGCGGCACTGACGGCGAACCCGATCGGCCTGGTGATCGCGGCCATCGCTGCACTGGTTGCCGGAATCGTGATCGCGTACAACCACAGCGAGACCTTCCGCAACATCGTCAATCAGCTGTGGGAATCTCTCAAATCATTTATTGCTTGGATAGGTCCAGCCTGGGAGTCATTCAAGAACGCAGTCGTTAACGCGTTCGTCTCGGCTGGACAGAAGATCGTCGAGTTCCACGACTGGGTAACCGCCATACCGGGCCGAGTCGGTTCAGCTCTAGCCTCAGTGCCTGGTCTGGTATGGAGTTTGATCGTCGAGGCTTGGAACCGGGTCACCACCGGAGTTAATCAGGCCAACAACGTCCTATTCGGGTACATCGGCTCGATACCAGG